ACATCATCCATTGACTTTATAGTAGTCACTAAATCTTTCTCCCAGTCCTCAAGTTCTCTTGGTTTACACTTAAGAACTTGTAATTGATACTCGACATTAAATACTTGTGGGCCAGTCTTCTTTCTTTTGAAATGAATATCATAGCCTGTAACTGGGTCAGTTGGGTCTCCCAACTCTTCCATAGCTACTAGTACTTGGTCGAACAATTTTCTTTTGAGATTAAGAACTTTAACAGTTTTATCAGCGTAGTCTATACACTGAACGGCATAAGACCATCCACATTTAAGGTCTGGATAATAGACGTATCTAGGTAATAAGTCACCAACAAGTCTTACATGATGGTCTTCTTTACCTGCATAGTTATAGGTTTCGATTTTTTCTTTTTGGGCTGAGCCCTTGGTTTGGTTGAATCCAATTGCCATTTTATTTCTCCATTGTCTCCTCAAACATAAAGTGTACCCTTCCATCTTTTAGTTCAAGCAGTCTGTTATTATTTATAATTCCTTCCGATATCGGTGACATCAGAAAGTCTAGTGTGGTGTCTTTTGTATTAACATATTCGTGATAGTTGCGGAATGATGCGACACCTGCATACTCCACAACCTCTTTATCACTAAATGCCCGTCCGCGTTCTAGTAAATCTTTTGGGTTTAAGATATAGCTAGAACCACCGAACTTATACTTGTAAAACTTAAAAGTTTTATCGTAGTAATTTTTTGGTTGAATCTTGTAAGTTATGATCCTAAGTATCTGAATGATGTCACCAACATTCCCTTTGCTTACTCTCATAATCTTATTCCAGTCAAATAGTAACATATATTATAACACTTTCCTGAGTTCTTGTCAAGAACTATTTTTGACCTGCTCTTGATTTTTCCCATCAGCAAGTTTTTTAGCGTATTCAGGGTCTATAGTTGCATGAACATCTGCTGCAGCCATCTGCACTAAGTTGCCTTGGAATGTGTAAGTTCCAGTATGTAATAGTTCAACCATGGGTAGTGACCAAACATCTATCCCTATTTTCCTTACATTTTCACAGAACATATAATCTTCACTCAAATATCTATTCTGTTCGTTGATTATACAATCAAAGTATGCCATGATTTGCTCTCCCGGTTTAAAGTCTCCTTCCCTAAGGTGGTCTGGAGTGTACTTGTACTGAGGATATGCTTCTTCATATTCTTCAAAAACACTTCTTTCTATAATCATAAATCCAGTTCCAGCTTCTCTAACCTTCACAGGTTCAAATACTGGTGCTTGTCCATTTGGATAAGCTTTATGGTCTGGATTAAATACCATATCTCCAGCAATCAAAGATAATCTTGATGGGTCATCGTCATACAGTCCGCTTTTCGCAGCCATCATAACTTTTTCCCAAGCAATAGTTTTCTTTGGGTACAAACCTGTAAATATTCTTAAAGGTTCGTCTGTATCTTTTGCTTCAGCAATTAAATGTAACATATACATTACATCCATTGCTTTCCAAGATATATCACTATCAATAAAAAATAAATGTGTTGCGTCTGACTTTAAAAAGTTTGCCACACAATAATTTCTAGCTCTAGTAATTAAGGATTCATTAAATAAATAATAAATCTGTGATTGTACACCATGATTCATAAATACTGCTGTCATATCCATCAAACATTTAGTATACAGTCCTGTACACATACCTCCATACATTGGAGTAGCAATATAAGGTTTCATTTCCCTAATCTTGTCTATGTTCAGTTCTATTTTTCTTCCACCTTCTTCGGTCATAATATGTTTACCTCATAATCTTGTTTTATGTAGTAGCCCATTCTAGCGTTAGCTTGACGAGCTGCCGTCTTTCCTTTGAGATGAATATCGATAACAACAGGTTGTTGTTTACCTTTTTTATCTCGTATTACTCTACCAATAAGCTGCGTGAGTAAAGGCTCATTATTTATTGGTGTACCTAATACTAAACAACTCAATTCATTTAATGATATGCCTTCCGAAAAAATTGACTGTGTACCAAACAGAATATTCTTATCTTTCTTAATCATATTCATAGTATCTTCTCTTTCTTCAAAACCCATATCTCCTGTTATATGTACTGCTTTATCTCCACAAAGTATAGCACACGCTTTTAAAAAAGCGACTCTATCTGATACTACTAATACCTTATGTCCTTCTGCAGCATATTTTGCAGCAATCATACTCACACTATGGACATATTCTTCATTTGTTGCCAAATGATTTATGCGTTCTGCCCAAGGAGTATAAGCGCCATCTAAAAATCTTATATCAGACTGAACAATATCAATCCTAGGTATAAGATAGTTTTCTTTTGGTGGTTTGAATACATTGTTTCCAAAGTAATCTCTAAACACCACATGACGTCCATCTTTTCGTTCCAATGTTCCTGTCAAACCAACCTTATAACGAGCAGGCATTTCGTCTACTATTCGTGTAAAAGTTGGACTACTAACGTGATGCATTTCATCTAAAATCACAGTTCCAAAAACTTGTTTTATGTCGTCCATTTTTCTGTATAAACTCTGAATATTCCCGACCACGATAGGAGCATCAATTTTGAAGTCTCCACTACCTATCCTGCCTGGTTCAATTCCAAAGCATTTTTGTACTTCTTTTTCCCACTGATTTCTTAAGTTAGTTGTGTGGGTAACAACTAATGTTTTCTGACCAAGCTTCGCTGCGATAGCTAAACCTGTAAATGTCTTTCCCCAACTTACCCATGCGTTAATTATAGCATTGTCATTTACCTCGTCATGTACTCGTTTCTGGCTTGGTCGTAATTCAAACTTAAACTTTTCATGTTCGACTGGCGATGTTACACGCTTATCGATTATCTCGTAATCGGATGGGATTAAATCCTCTCTTCCGATAGGTATAGAAACCAACCCCTCGCGAATAAATCGTATTGTTTTGAATACGATAGGTGGGTCTGACGGCATGCGAGGGGCTAGTGTATAAGTCAACTCCTTTTCGATTTTATTATGCGTTTCTGTATTTACTTCTAAATATATTCTGTTACTTAGAACTGCTTTCATTTACCCTATTCCTTAAACCTCTACTAGAAAAAGAGTGTTTTCTATTTGTGTAATGTACAGGTATATCTAGTTCTTGTCCTGTAAAATATTTTTCTCTATAATCGTCTCCTACAAATCTAACATCTATTTTAGTTGATAGTAACAGGTCAATTAAACTTTGTTCTGTGTCGTACGGTATTATCTTATCTATATACTTTACCGCGTTTAGTTGTGTAAATCTTTCATAGACTGATTGTACAGGTTGATTTTTCTCCTGTCTATCAATGCTTGGGTCAGTCTGCAACCCAACTATTAAGTAATCACAATTAGCTTTTGCTTCTTTTAGCATTACAATGTGTCCTGCGTGTAGCAAATCAAATGCTCCACAAGTAAATCCTATCATTCTTTTTCTATTTCCTGCATATGTGATATATCTTGTTCTACCCAAGGCTGGCTGTACTTAGGTACATTATTATTCCAAGGACTAGACCATCCAATTTTTGAGTTTCTATTTCTTACATGAGCGGGCAATCTATGTCCACAAACTTCTCTTAGAAGATATTTTTGAATCATCCAATCTTTTCCAAACTTTTCATTGTGTGCTAGTTTCCATTTACCAGCGATAGCAAATACATATTTTACAAAGTTTTGTCCAAGAAATACAGGTCTTGACTCTAAGCCAAACATTCCACAAGTTTGGTCTGTTGCTAATATATTTTGTTCAGAAGTACAAAACATATCTATAAATAAAGAATTGTTTATAAAGTCATCTCCATAACATTTTGGTATGTCTGGATTAATTTTTATAGACCAATCTGTATACTTCTTGTCTAATCTTTTATTATGATGTGTATAACCACCAAACATCTCATCTGCACTATCTCCTGTAAGTATAACTTTACATCCTTTAGCTTTAGCAGCCTGACATAAGGCATATCGAGGAGCTCTTCTGTTATGGTCTGACCATGCAAAATGAGTATTATTCATCCACATTCTACCGTAGTGTTCTACATAATTATAAGGCA